GGCTGCGGCATCCACCTGCATTATATTTATTCCGGAGACCCGGCGCGGCTCAGCCGGATTTACGACGACCACATCGAGGTCAAGGTCTTTACCGGCAACAGCTCCCTGCGCCGCAAGCTCTCCAAATGCAACAACCTGCCTATCGCTACGATAAGCTCTGGATTACCGTTGAAAGGAGAAAACAATGTGGTAAATTCCAAAGTCATTCAAAGCGAAAAAGGGCTTAGAGTTCAGATCAAGCGAAACCTCAATAAGGAAATCCATCCGGCTACTAAGCCCTCTATCGACTTTATCCACAAGATTCTGACGGACGCCTATGAGAGCGGTATGCCCTACGACGTCACCGATATGCGCAACGCGGTCCTGGCCTTCGCCGCCAACAGCACCAACCAGGCGGAATACTGCATCAAGCTGGTGAATAAGATGCCCTTCAAATCCGCCGAGGACGGGCAGGGGGTGAAAAACGACGAGGCCAAGCTGGTCTTTTATGATGTAGAGGTATTCCCCAATCTGTTCCTGGTGAACTGGAAGATCGAAGGACCCGGACAAACCGTGGTCCGGATGATCAATCCCAAGCCCACGGAGATCGAGGAGCTGATGAAGTTCCGTTTGGTGGGGTTCAACTGCCGCCGGTACGACAATCATATTTTGTACGCCCGGCTGATGGGTTACACCAACGAGCAGCTCTACAACCTGTCCCAGAAGATCATCAACAGCGAGAAGAAGGCCCGGAGCACCAACTGCTTCTTTGGGGAGGCCTACAACGTCTCTTATACGGACGTGTACGACTTCTGCTCGGTCAAACAGAGTCTGAAGAAATGGGAGATCGAGCTGGGTCTTCATCACCAGGAGCTGGGTCTTCCCTGGGACCAGCCGGTTCCGGAGGAGATGTGGCAGAAGGTCGCGGAATACTGCGACAACGATGTCATTGCTACCGAGGCCGTCTTCAATGCCCGGAAAGCCGACTTTGTGGCCCGGGAGATCCTGGCAGACGTGGCCGGGATGACGGTGAACGACACCACCAACTCACTCACCACCAGAATTATATTTGGCGGCAACAAGCGCCCCCAGGATCAGTTCAATTACCGGAATATGGGCGATACGACGCAGATCTATGATCCAAACCGGGACCTGCCCTTTACCATGGGAGAACCTGAGTTCGACGAGTTCACCGCCTTTGACAAAAAGGGACGCCCCATCTTCCTCGGATACAAATTCGAGGGCGGGAAGTCCCTCTATCGCGGTGAGGAGGTGGGCGAGGGCGGCTACGTCTATGCCGAGCCGGGTATGTACGGCGACATCGCCCTGCTGGACATTGCCTCCATGCACCCCTCCAGCATCATCGCGGAGGAGCTGTTCGGCCCCGAGTACACCAAGCGGTTCCAGGAGATCAAGGACGCCCGTGTGGAGATCAAACACAAGAACTTTGAGAAGGCCCGGAAGATGCTGAACGGCGCACTGGCCAAGTATCTGACGGATGAGGGTTCGGCGGACGCTCTGGCCCAGGCACTGAAAATCGCCATCAACTCGGTCTATGGCCTGACCTCGGCCAACTTCGAGAATCCCTTCCGGGACAACCGGAACAAAGACAATATCGTCGCCAAGCGCGGAGCCCTGTTTATGGTCAACCTCAAGCACGAGGTCCAGAAACGGGGCTTTACTGTTGCCCACATCAAGACGGACTCCATTAAAATCCCGGACGCAACGCCGGCCATCATCGACTTTGTGATGAAGTACGGTGAGAAGTACGGCTATACCTTTGAGCACGAGGCTACCTACGACCGGATGTGCCTGGTGAACAACGCCGTTTACATCGCCAAGTACGCCACGGCGGAGAAATGCCAGCTGGCTTACGGCTATGTGCCCGGTGATATTCGGAAACACCCCGGCGAATGGAACGCCACCGGCACCCAGTTCCAGATCCCCTACGTGTTCAAGAAGCTGTTCTCCAGGGAAGAGATCGTGTTCGAGGATATGTGCGAGACCAAGTCGGTCACCACCGCACTGTACCTGGATACGAACGAGACCCTGCCGGATGTATCCGAGTATGAGAAAGAGCTTGAAACACTGCGGAAAAAATGGCCGGACAAAGAGGGACAGTACCCCATGGATTATGACGAGGTCGTTGCGGATCTGAAAGCCAAAATCGAACCGGGCCACAATTATATTTTCATCGGCAAGGTTGGCTCCTTTTGTCCTATGAAACCCGGCTGCAACGGCGGTCTGCTGCTGCGGGAGGTCGTGGACAAAAAGACCGGCGAAAAGAGCTATGCCTCTGCTGGCGGGGCCAAGGGCTACCGTTGGCTGGAGTCCGAGATGGTCAAGCATCTGGGTAAGGAAGACGGCATCGACCGGGGGTACTACGATGCCATGGTGGACGCCGCCGTTGCGGATATTTCCCAATACGGAGACTTCGAGTGGTTCGTATCCGACGACCCCTATGTAAAAGCGGACGATGACACGCCACCCTGGTTCGGCCCCGGGGAGCCCTATGGCGATGACGCTACCGCCTTTGATGTGAGGTGAAGACGATGAGCATCGTGCTGATTATATTCTGGTTCGACGTTCTGGCTGCGTTCATTTGCGCCGCCACCAAGCGGTTCTTCCTATGCGGCGTCAATGTCGTGTTGGCGGTTTTGCTGGCTTTCATGGCCATGGTTTATGAGGGACGACTGCTGAACCGCGTCAAGAAGCTGGAAGAGGAAGTCGCATTGCTCCGCAGGGGCACGATTATCTGCGAACACCTTTCCCAAATCAACGATAAATAAAGGAGAGTTTTATTATGGCTAATCCCAGAGTGAATGAGAACCTTGTGATCGAGAACGCCCGCCTGCTCTTCCGGAACTTCTCCGGCAGAGAGAGCAAGTACAACCGCGCCGGACAGCGGAACTTCTGCGTCTACATCGAAGATGCCGCAGACGCCCAGAAGCTGATCGATGACGGCTGGAATGTCCGTGTTCGTCCGCCCCGTGAGGACGGCGAGGAGCCCCGCTATTATATTCAGGTGGCGGTCAGCTTTGAGAACATTCCGCCCACGGTCTACATGATTACCAAGCGCAAGAAGGTAAAGCTGGATGAGGAGTCCATCGACACCCTCGACTTCGCGGAGATCCGCAATGTGGACCTGACCATCCGCCCCTACAACTGGGTGATTCAGGAGGGCACCAAGAACGAGAAGAGCGGCGTTAAGGCCTACCTGCGTTCGCTGTACGTGGTCATCGAAGAGGATGAGTTCGCCGAGAAGTACGCCGGCGACGAGTATCCGGAGGAGTAAGACCAATGTGGGGGCGTCGGTGAATAAGGAGATAGCCGGCGCCCTCTCCTATTTTTGAAAGTCCAATGGTATTAAGTCAAGGGGATAATACGAGAAAATTTTGAGGAAAAGTAAAGCAAAACGGATGTTTAGAGTGCAAAAAGGCAACACCCAATAAAGCCCTGCCCCTATAATTTTTGAAACAGGGCCTTGGCGTCAGAGAGGCAGGCGATATCGCTTAGCCCTCCGGCGGGATATACAGGCGGTTGTCCTTCAGCAGCCGAAAGACCAACCGAACCAGTTTTCTGGCAGTTAAAGCGAGTGCGCGTTTGTGCTGGTACTTGTTAACCTCTTTGAATTTGAGGTCATAGTAGCGCCGGAACTCGGAGTCGCATCTTCTCACAGAGTTGGCAGCTTCCAGGAGGTAGTAGCGGAGATAGCGGTTGCCTGATTTAATCATCCGGGAGTGTTCTGCTTCAAATTCACCGGACTGGTGCTGTGTCCAGACAAGGCCGGCAAACTTGGCGACAGAGGCTTGGGAAGCGAAACGGTGGATATCGCCAATTTCAGCGATAATACCGGCGGAGTAAACCTTGCCAACGCCTGGAATAGAGGTCAGGGTATTTGGGATAATCTCAAACTGTTGTTCAATGGCTTTGTCCAGAACCTTGACCTGTTCTTTCAGCGCCCGCATGGAGGCGATAGAAACGGCCATGGCCTGGTTCACGGTGTCGTTCACTGTTTTAGGCAGACGGTAAGAACCTCTGGCCGCAGCCTGTACAGCCTTAGCGGTGGATTCTGGATCTGCAAATCTGCCACGCCCCGTTTCAGCAACAAAGGCAGTCAGGTCATCCAGATCAGCATTTGCCAGGTTGTCTACCGTTTCAAACCGCTCCATGAGTGCAATGGTGGTGGCGCTGGTATTCTGAATACCCTTGTCCTGAGCCATGCCGGAGCATTTCAGAAATAAGTAGTTGGCAAACCGCTGCTTCTCGCGGGTCAGATTCTGAATGACATCAAATCTTGCCCTGGTAAGGGTTCTAAGTGCCTGGTAGCGATAGTCGTCCATATAAACCTCCTTGGCAATCCTGCCGAAGCGGAGATGGTCGGCAATCACAAAGGCGTCCACCCAGTCGTTTTTTGGCAGGTCAGGATAGGCTTCCTTGAACTTTTTGACCTGTTTCGGATTGAGGACATGGATTTTCCGCCGGAACCGGCCCAGACCGCCATCTTCACGAAGAGCATAGACCAAATTGTCCCCGTAGATGGAGGTAGCCTCCAGGCCAATCACCACATCACTGAGCCGCATAGAGCTGAGTGCCGACACGATTCTCTCTGACAACAGTTTAGCACCACCGAGGTTGTTCTGCACGGAGAAGCTGGAGTGTTTGCTGCCGTCCGGCTTCATCAGGTAGGCTACATTGTTCTTGCTGCTCACATCAATGCCAACGAATAGTGGATTCACACTTTTCACCTCCCCTCGTGGAGATTTCAGGCCAGCAGGCTTTGAGATACCCATGATAACCGGAGCATCTGGCAACCTCGCATATCAGAATCATTCCGGAGCAGACCAATGCGATATCCCTCACTGCTGAAAGGGCGGTCTTGTCTTCGGCAAACAGCCAATGAGTTTGCAGCTAACTTCCGGCTCAGGGGGACGGACTTTCAATGAAGCAGCCTTGTGGCTCAACGAGGAGCAAAAGAACTTGACCCTACTGTCCTACAGCTATTGTATCACGGGTATCTCTAAGCCTGTTGGTTACACGGAGTGAACTAAGCAGATACACTTAAAATCATCTGCAAATCTTATTATACGAGGAGAAAAACCATGGCAAATGAGGTAAATTGCCGCATGATATTTAAGGAGGGTGTGGAATGAAGCCATTCTGGAAAAATTCCCGGAAGAAGAAAACGAAGAACCCTTCCGCGCCTCCCCAGCAGAAACCGAGAACACGGGCAAAACCGAAGTCCATGGAGGAACCGTGGCAACCTCCCATGGCTGTTCCGCCCAAAGCGATGGGGCAAGAAAGAACACCCATCACACAGATGCTGGAATCGGCTCGTCCCGTCCGGAAAGAGTACATTCCAGCCAGGCCGTCGACGCGAAAGAGCGAGTATTATCACGAGTTTCGCTCTAATTTTCAGCAGCTGCTTTCTCCAAAATGTCGTCCGATTGATATTTGGAGGGATTTCATCGTCATGGCGGCCTGCGCAATGTCCAATACCGTGGATAAAGCCCGCTATGATGAGCGAGAGAAACGGTATCTGGAAATTATCAACAAATACGAAGAATCTCAGCAGCATATTTTCCCCAAACTCTATGCCGCTGTAGTCCTGGCTCTGGATGAAAACCCGGAACAGGACTTTCTCGGCGAGATGTTTATGGATCTGCACCTCGACTATGAGGAGCTGAAACAGATATTTACGCCATACCACGTGTGCCAACTGATGGCGGACATCACGATGGACGACCTTGTTGAGCAGATTGACAAGCAGGGCTATGTTTCCATCAATGACTGCTGCTGTGGAGCAGGAGCAAATCTAATTGCCGCAATCAATTCCGCCCGACGCAAATTGGAAGATGCGGGCCTGAACTTTCAGAACCACATTCTGATCATCGGGCAGGACATCGAGGAACTGGTGGCGCTAATGTGTTATATTCAGATCTCCCTGCTCGGGGTCGCTGGCTATATCAAGGTCGGAAACGCCCTTACGGAGCCAATGACCCCTGGCGACAGCATGGAAAATTACTGGTTCACGCCTATGTATTTTTCTGACGTATGGCACACAAGAAGAACCATTCGGACGTTTATGGATTTATTTAAGGAGGATGCGACATGAATAAATGGCCAAGATGCGAGGACTGCGTGCGCGACAATTACCTTAGAGCGCCCGTCTGTCAAACCTGCGTTGCCGGAAGCAACTTTTTGCCCCGGGGACGCAGCAAGATTTACTACGAGTCTGTCCAGGAGATGAATCAGCCGCCGGCAGCTTATCGCGCTATGGTTCAGGCCTTGCGGAGGTTTGACGATAGCGCTCTTGTTCCGGAGATTCTGGACGTGATGTTCAACGAGCCAGCCACTATCGTCTTCTGGGCCGATGGCACCAAGACTGTGGTCAAAGCCGTTTACGACGAGTTCGATCCGGAGAAGGGGCTTGCTATGGCGATTGCGAAGAAAGCTCTCGGCAACAAGGGCAACTACTACAATGTCATTGCAAAGTGGACGGACGAGTATCTTGAGAAAGAGGACAAGTGATGCCCCGTGGCCATCCAGTTATATGACTACCAGCTCGAAGCTCTGAATCGGATGAAAAACGGCTGTATCCTCTGCGGCGGGGTTGGTTCGGGGAAGTCCCGGACCGGCCTCGCTTATTACTATGTGCAAGAGGGCGGCAAAGTGGGTACGGACGAGTATATTCCGATGAAGAATCCCAGAGACCTCTACATCATCACCACTGCACGAAAACGGGACACCTGTGAATGGCAGGGCGATTTGGCTCCGTTCCTGCTCTCCCCCACTCCGGAAGCCAACTACTACAAAAACAAAGTGGTCATCGACTCCTGGAACAACATCGGTAAGTACGTTGACGTCAAGGACGCCTTCTTTATCTTTGATGAACAGCGGGTGGTGGGGTATGGCGCCTGGACTAAGGCGTTCCTCAAAATCGTAAAGTCGAATGACTGGCTTCTGCTCTCGGCCACGCCTGGCGACACCTGGCAGGATTATATTCCGGTCTTCATCGCCAACGGGTTCTACCGCAACAAGACCGACTTTGTGGACCAGCATGTGATCTACGATTGGAGGGCCAAATACCCGAAGGTTGACGGCTACCGCAATACCGGAAGGCTGATCCGGCTTCGGGACAGGATTCTGGTCAACATGGATTTCAAGCGGCAGACAGTATCCCACCATGAGGACATCCGGGTTTCGTATGATATTTCCAGGTATAAGGACATCATGCGGACGCGATGGAATCCCTGGGAGGACAGGCCCATTGAAACTGCGGCCGAACTCTGCATGGCGCTTCGCCGGGTGACCAATTCGGATGAATCCCGGTCTGTCGCGATACTGGAAATCATGGAGGGCCATCCCAGGGCCATCATCTTTTATAGCTACGACTATGAGCTGGATATTTTGCGTTCACTGGGGTATCCGGAGGGTACGGAGGTTGCGGAGTGGAACGGTCACAAGCACCAGGAAATCCCTACCGGAAAAAAGTGGGTGTACCTCGTCCAGTACACCGCCGGCTGCGAGGGTTGGAACTGCATCACCACGGACACTATTATATTCTACTCGCAGCAGTATTCCTACAAGGTTGCCACGCAGGCGGCCGGACGGATTGACCGGCTGAACACACCCTACCGGGATCTCAACTACTACCACCTGAAGAGCTTTTCCGGGATTGACCTCGCCATCAGCAAGGCTCTGTCCAAGAAGAAGAACTTCAACGAGGGCAAGTTTGTCGGTTGGGCCACAAAGCCGTTGGAGGTGAACCCCAAGAGTCATGAACAGGAAAGACGTCGCAGAGCTGCTTAACCGCAGGCGGAGACAAATTCTCGTTCACAGCATCATCTATTACAAAATGGACGATAACCTCATTTCGGATAGCACCTGGTCGGCATGGGCTACGGAACTGGAAGAGCTTCAGAAGAAGTATCCCGACATCGCCGCCAAGGTTCCCTATGCAGAAGAATTCAAAGACTTCGACCACTCGACTGGTATGAACCTGCCTTTGGATGACCCCTGGGCCGTCAATAAGGCCCGACAGCTGCTTGCAATGAAGGACAGAGGATTCTGCATCCAATGTGAGCAGCTTGAAATTAAACTCTAAAAAGGAGAAAGACGATGAATGACGAAAATAAATTTGCGTCAGACCATAGCGATGTTGAAAGTCGCGTTTTCGCTTTTCGCAGTTGCATGGAGCCTGCTCTGCATCTGTTTCCGGAGAACATCGTTGAGAGGTTGAAAAGCGACGGCTTCTTTACGGCCCCGGCCAGCACCAAATACCATGGAGCATACGAGGGCGGTCTATTCGAGCACAGTCTGAATGTGACCAACTCTCTGGTAGAACTCACAAAGCAGAATAGCCTGGCGTGGGGACGCCCGGAATCGCCTTACATCATCGGCATGTTCCATGATATTTGCAAGCAGGACCAATACCGGCATCCGGTTGACGCGACTTTCTATGGTGGCGGTGCCCCGATCCCTCTTGTTGATGAAAGCAAGTGGGAGTACGACCCCGATGCGGTTCTCAAAGGGCACGGGGAGAAGTCGGTGATGCTGCTTTCCCAGCATTTGTCCCTTACCATGGAAGAAATCCTGTGCATCCGTTATCACATGGGCGCCTTTGTAGACCAGAAAGAGTGGAACGACTACACAAGGGCAATTCATGCGTATCCGAACGTCCTCTGGACGCATACAGCAGACATGCTTGCGGCGCACATCCTGGAAGTTGACAAGTGACCATACCTTATTATATTCTGTCTCGAAAGAGGTGAAAGGAATGCTTGGTGCGATTATTGGGGACATTGTTGGCTCCAGATTTGAACGGCACAACCACAAGTCCAAGGACTTTGATCTATTCACAGACCGGTGCCGGTTTACAGATGATACAGCCATGACGGTGGCGGTCGCCAAAGCTCTGCTGGAGTGCAAAGGCGACTATACCGAGCTCAGTGATCATACGGTTCGGTGTATGCAGGAGATTGGGCGAAAGTACCCCAATGCCGGGTACGGACAGATATTCTACCTCTGGCTCCACCATAAGAACCCGGGGCCCTACCGGAGCTACGGAAACGGCTCCGCCATGCGGGTAAGCCCGGTAGCTTATGTTGCCAAAACGGAAAAAGAATGTATCCAACTTGCCAAGGCAGTAACGCAGGTCAGTCACGATCATCCAGAGGGGATAAAAGGCGCGGAGGCTGCGGCTTTGGCTACTTGGGGTGCGATGCGTGGAATTCCAAAAGGAGCAATTCGGGCGCACATCGAGGAGTGGTATTATATTTTGGATTTCACCATTGATGAGATCCGGCCTAAATACCGCTTTGACGCAAGCTGCCAGGGATCTGTCCCTCAAGCAATCGAGGCATTTTTGGAGTCGGAAAATTTTGAAGATACCATCCGCATCGCGGTCTCCCTCGGTGGGGACAGCGACACGATTGCGGCCATTGCCGGCGGGATCGCGGGAGCCTATTACGGCGTCCCGAACGACCTTAGACTGAAAGCAATAGAGTATCTGCCGGCAGAGTTCATTGATATTCTGGAAGACTTTGAGAAAAACTATTGTTGAAACGCAAATCGGGGCCACCCTCATCTTTGGGGGTGGTCTTTTCTTATTATTAGGAGGCACTGCCAATGGATAAAAAGCAGCTACAAGAGTTTATCAGCGCCATTGGGTCGATTGCGGAAACGGCCCTTCTCTTTTATCGGAGCACCCTGGCGGCGAAAGCAACCCCGGAAGAGGCTATGCGGTTGACCCAAGCCTTTATCGCGGCCATATTTTACGGCAACAAAAACAGCAGCTCCACTCCGGAGCAGTGAAAGGAGAACATTATGACGATTCAGGGGTGGGTTCTCTTTGGGATTCTTGCTCTCTTTATTCTTTCGTTTGGCATCTTTGGCGCAATTATATTTGAAAAGATTGTCTGGAAGGTCCTCAGCGTTGTAGCAGCCATGCTCCTTATCATCGGACTCTTTGCCGGGATGCGCTGGTATTATCAGAATACCGCCAGCGGTCAACGGGCAATGACTGACCAGAAAAGTGAACTGGACAACGGGCTCGAACGGACGGTGACGATTTATACGGCAGATGGTGAGATCATTGCACAGTACACTGGGAAAATTGACATTGAGGGCAATGACGGCGGCTACGTCCTCTTTGACTATGAGGGGAAGCGCTACACCTACTATAACTGCTTTGTGGAGTCTATTGCGGACATTAAGTAGGGTACGGACGAAAAATTATATTTAAGAGGTAAGACTATGGCTGGATTGAATTGTGAAATCAGATGGGAAACCCGGCTCTGTGAGGTAGATGGCGAGCTTGGATATTTCCATTGCTGGGAGCATTGGTCCAATGTGATAGATGCGAGTCCGCTGCGGGGTGGTCACCCTGGAGGCCAGATTGGGCAGGTCTACGGTATCGTCGAGTTTACGGACGGCGTCCGGAGGGTAGACCCGTCGAAGATCAAGTTCTGCGATGAGGAGAATGCCTTGTTGACAGAGATGGCAAAACACCATCAGGAGGGAAACACATGAAAGTTTGTATTTTATCGAATGATGACCCTGCGGCCTTTCAAAGCTCGATCAATGCTTTTATCGCTGACAAAAAGGTCATCGACATCAAGTATCAGAGCATGAACCTGACGCTCAAGTTTACGAATGGGGTTCCTTCGGAATCAATCATCGTGGATCGTGCGCTCATCATCTATGAAGAATGAGCAGATAGCAGCAGTTCGTTGCAAATGCGGACGCCCGGCACATATTTGGCATTCGCGGGATGGATATTTATGCGGGTGCATCAATCCGGACTGCCCCATCTCTTTAGAGAGGTCACGGAAGTCTAGAGCGGAATCGATCCAAAAGTGGAATGCGAAGATGAAAGGAGAATCTCATGAATAACGAATGGCATCCCTGTCGGTATGTTGATTGTAAGTTGGAACATGATGGCTCCTGGGTAGACGGAAAGTGGTATGAATGGGAAGATATTTACGGCAACCGTGAAGTCGCTCGAATGAAACTCGACGCCATGGACCACTTTTATCCTAATACCAAAATCATCAAGGAAGAAAATGTCCGTCGTTACAGAGAGATTATGGAAGGAGAAAACTGATGTTCGTTGTGAGAGACTGGACGCGAAACCCTTCTTACACCATGGTAAGCAACGACGTTAAAGACGTCCGCGATATTGTTATCGGCATTACCGGAGATGAAACGATTGGCGACCATGTGCTTCTTCATCTTGGACATATGATTTTTGGACAATTTTTAGTATGGGGTCCGCTTGTCATTAGGCGCGTTCCGGATGAAGATGCTCAGGCATTATATTTGAAAGGAGAAAACGATGCTGATCATTAAGACAGCGGAAGACCGAGAACGCTGCACGTCTTGTTATGGCAACATCATCGTTGAGTTGACCATGGAAGAAGTCGTTGCCCTGTTCTCAGGAGCAACGCTCGGCGATCCGAACTTTAATGAATATGGGATATTCATTCGATTAGAAGGCTCTACGCCTGTTTGAAAGGAGAAACTAATGGGTATTAAGTTTGAAGGTCAGGTCTTAAAATTTGGCACCGTGGATAAATGCAATAGAAAATTTGCCCCGGACTGCAAGATCACGTTCCCCGAGAAAATCCCGGTAGCCTACAACTTCGATATGGATGAAATAATCGGACATGCTGATATTTCCAAGGTGGAGGACGGACTCAAAGGCGTGGTATCATTGTTCGATACGAATATTCTCCCTGGAAACGAGTATTTCGTTGGCGGATATTATACCAGGATCAAGACGCATGTGGAGGACCATATCACTGTTGTCGATTCTGGTAGGTTGGTCAGTATGAGTATCATTCCGGAGCATAATGTCGCTGATGAAAATTTGAAAGTTAGGAGAGTTGAACCCAATGCTGAAAATTGAAAACACCGAAGTCCTTGGCTGGGAGCACGCTATTCGAGGTATGCGCAATCCGATGAACTCTTGGGAGAAGAGTGATTCCAGTTGGAGATATGTTGCTCCAGCTCAGAGGGAAAGTCATATTCTGGCTTCGTATTTTGATGATTCTGAATTTTGGATCGGCCCTAATGATGCGGATTTGATGAGCCGTCTTCGCAACGCCGGCACCGACCACCGGAAGTTCATGCGGATGATTACGGTCTATGTGGACTTGACGGCTCCGCTGTACTGGTGGAAGGAGTTTGATACTTACAAGGTAGGAACGGTGGCCAATTCTTGCTCCACCATGCACAAAATTGCAGCGAAGGAGTTCACGCTGGAAGATTTCTCGTGTGAGCATTTATTCGATTCCGCGAATGGTGAAGATACGGATTGTTGGACCTATTCCACAGAAGGTATCTGCGAAATTGAACCGATTGATATTCTCAACCTCACCATTGCTATGCTTAATAAGGCCAGAGAATTGTATCTGGATTATCAACAAAAGGCATCTACTGGCGATCAATTTGCTAAAGATCATGTCAAAGAGTATTGGTGGCAGATGATCCAGCTTCTCCCTTCCTCCTACAACCAGCGGCGAACGGTCATGCTCAACTATGAAGTGCTGGCCAACATCTACAAGAGCCGGCGGAACCACAAGCTGGACGAGTGGCACACCTTCTGCGACTGGATTGAGGGTCTGCCGTACAATGAGCTGATTACTGGCCCCAGCTTGAAAGATATCCCCATTAGTAATGAGATCATGGAAGAGGCAAAACGAAGAGTCCATGAGGAACTGAATGCACAGTTCGATCATTTCTGTAAATTACACGAGGGTTAAATGATGAATAAGGAACAGAAGTGGATCGAAAAGCACCCCATAACGTGGCTTTTGATGCAGAAAATAGGGGAGTTTCTGTGGTTCTTTGCCAAGTTCTCTGTCTGTATGCTTTTGTGGTGGGCGATACATCACTGAGGAGTTGCCGCACAGCGAGTTGATTACCAAAGAAGGAGAATGATATTTATGGAAAAGAGTAATTTCATCACCTCTTGGCAGGAGGTTCACACCATCGTGGATGACGCTATGTCGAAGGGGAATCGGTCGGTGTCCATTTATATTTCGCCGGATGGTGGAATGTCCATTAGCGTATCCCCTTGGCCCGATGAGGAGTCACTTCGAGTTGCCTATGAACAGGGCAAAATCTCCTACAATGATTACCGTAAGAGCATTGGACTTTCCCCTGTCAAGACCTAATTGACACTCTTCGGCCAAGCATGGTATCATGAAGTCGAAGATACAGCATCAACTATGCGCAAAAAGTGCAGCTCCTATTATGGAAGGAGGTTGTTAAGCTATGGCTGAACGCAACAATTCTCACCTTCTGGATGGTGGTGATGATCCCATGGGCATGACAGACAACCAGTATAAGGGTATGCTTCTGGACCAGTTGGAAGACTGGCAGGAAGTCCTGGATCTGGCAATCAAGGCCGGGAACACCGAAATCCAGGAAAAGGTTGAGAAACAGATTCGCAAAATCAATGAAAAGCTGAAGTTCTAAACCTCGACCAAAGGGAGAGCCTACGGAAACGTGGGCTCTCTTCTTTTATATTTGAAAGGAGTCGATCAGATGGAAAAAATACTTCGACTAAACGAACAAGATATTGTCCAGGCACTTGCAGACCACTTCAATGTGGATCGCGCCAAAGTAAACCTGACGGTCAAAATTAGGACAGAGGGATACGGCCCGACCGAGCATCAGTTTCCGGAAGTGAGCGCTGATATCAAGGAGGGTTGAGCATGGACATTCCAGGAATACGATGCTTGACCTGCATCCACATCAAAGTTTGCTCGCTGAAACCCACCCTGCTCATGTATGAAATGATGGCGAAAGAAATGGGCATATCTCTGCACTGTCCAAACTATATTGATATTTCACGGCTTCGCCCGGAGAAAGGACAAAAAGATGACGCTTCATGAAAAAGTTGTTCTCTCTGCTTACACCGGCATTTTGATGTGCGACTTTTCCGAAGTGCACAAGTACATCGAAAAACTCCTCGGCAGGCCGGTCTGGACGCATGAACTGGCCAGCGAGGCTCTGTGGTCCGAAATCAAGGAAAAAGCAAAGCCTGATTTTCACAAAATCATCGAGCCATAGGAGGGGTTCCAATGCGAAAGCTCAATTCTGGCGACAAGCTCTATGTTTGCGATCGTAAGCGATGCGGCGACCGGTGTCACTATCCTGATTGCCGGCATACCACTGATATTTCCCATGCAATCAATGCTCCAACCTTCCCCAACGGCTTTGAGAAGGTGGAGCACAACGGCAACGTCTATTTTGTAGAGAGGGAGGATTGATACTTTGACCTTTAAGGAGTTCACAGCCTGTGACGGACGGTGGGGCATGGTAGAGGCAATGGTCTGCATCGACCTGATGGCGGAAATCCGAAAACTATCCTTCTGGAAAAGGGAAAAATTTTGGCGGGAGCTGTATGAAAAGCATGTTTTGGATGAAATTGTCGAGCCGATCAACCAAAAGATCCTCATCGACCAACTCGCCGCCAGAATCCCGCATACTGACCAAGCAACTACACACGAAAAGGAGCATTCTACAATGACCATCAATGAATACCAGGCGCTTGCGCTGCGCACGGAGTCACGCATCACCACCGACCCCGTCCCTTATATTCGCGTTCTGGAAGGGCTTATGGGCCTGAACGGCGAGGCCGGCGAGGCCATTGACCTGATGAAGAAAGTGCTGTTCCAAGGCCACGAGTTCGACCGGGAGCACATGGCCAAAGAGCTGGGCGACATTGCCTGGTATCTGGCTGTCAGCGCAGACGCCATTGGCTACGACCTGGAGAGCATCTTGCAAATGAATGTGGATAAACTCAGGGCACGGTATCCGGACGGTTTCAGCATGGAGCAGAGCCTGCATCGTAGCGCTAATGATATTTAGGAGGTGCCGTCATGAACGTCCAAGATGACTACCTGTTTGTCCGGTTTGACAAATACTGCAAAACCTGCAAGCATGAGAAGCTGGAGGAAAACGAACCGCCCTGCGACGAGTGTCTGGAGCATCCAGTAAACCTGCACTCGCATAAACCTGTTTGTTACGAGGGTACGGATGAGTAAGAAAGACCGTTCCGCAGCATACACCACTTAAAACACAGGAGGGCAATATGGCACAAAAGCGAATCAGGATGGTTCAGCGTGATATTTTGAACGATCGGCTGCGGCTTCTCTACGACGACGGAACGCAAGGTGTTCTGGAGTATGGGGAAGCCGTTTCCCGTTCCAAGGCGCCTGCCATCATCAAACCGAACGACTTTGTTGGGCTGACGCTCAAGCAGGCCAAACTGAAACTTGGCATCAAGAATTGAGGTGCGGCCCGTGAGTTACCAATACGATTTATATTTACAAAAGCACAAGGCCAACGTGAAAAAGGGTTTTGACTGGCTTCAGACCAACATGCCCTGGCTCTTTGAGGGGAAACCGGACGCTGCTTGGCAGACCGAGTTCGAGCATGATGCGTCCAAATCAAAGCCGGATGAGTACGAGGCCTATGACGCTTATTTCTATGGAGGCAACCGCTCCTATGCTGTTGTCCAGGCGTTCCAAAGAGCCTGGCTCCTGCACATCCACCGCAATCCCCATCACTGGCAGCACTGGGTTCTAATCAACGATGACCCCGGTGAAGGCGAAGTCCTGCTGGAGATGCCTTACAATTATATTATTGAGATGATCTGCGACTGGTGGGCCTTCAGCTGGGCGGAAGGTAATCTGAGCGAGATCTTCTCGTGGTATGATGAACATAAGGACTATATCAAACTGAACCCGAAGACCCGCGAAACCGTGGAAGATATTCTCTGGGAACTCCGGGGACGGCTTGGATTTAATGTCCTTGCTCATCATGGCGTCAAAGGTCAGAAGTGGGGCGTTCGTAATGGGCCGCCGTATCCGCTTGATAAAAGCAAGAAGTCTGGTAGAATAGTAACAAAAACCATCAAAGGACATGCTGGACCAACTAAACAGGATGAACCCGACAGTGTCGTTGATCACATTTCTTCTGATGGAAAAGTGAAAACACGCGCATTTTACGATGGTGACGGATGGAAAGTTTCAGAAATACACACGAGCGATCATGGTAATCCCAAACACCATTCGTATGGAAGTCATGGCGAGCACATTCATTATTATGAGTGGGATCGTGAAACCGGAAAACGAATTAGTAGCACTCAGGAAGAGATACCGGAGGATTTAAGGAAGGAGAATGATGATATTTTATGACTTTAGAAGAGTTTGTAGCGATTCTGAGCGATGAGTATGCCACGGCCGAGTTTGAGTACAACGGCAAGCGATGTGGCATCGAGCCAGAAACCAGCGATTCAAATACCACCTATGCGATGTGGTATGGCGAGACCTGGAAAGACTATTCAGACATAGATGACCTTCTTTCGGACGACTTCTTCGATGGACGCTCCCTTCGTGATATTTTCGATTCGGTTGACGTGCAGTTCTAACTCATGATTTAACGAGCATTAGTCTGAACCGGAAGGTGAAAAGGAGTTCACATGGTTAAAAAGTATGACAAAGTCCGCCTGAAGGACGGAAGGACAGCAACCATTGTCGAGGTCTTGGAGGAAGGTGTTGCCTATCTGGCCGATATTGACTTACCCGGTCCTGATTGGGATACGGAGGAGATTCGCCAGGAAGACATCGAAGAGGATTGATATTTGAACGCTATGAAAGTACGCTGGAAAGGCGAAACCGAGTTCCTGATGCTTACACACGATAAAGTTTATACCGTTCTTGGCATGGAAAAGGGTTGGTATAGGCTGGTCGACGACAGCGATGAAGATTATCTGTACCCTCCTGAGAACTTCGAGATCGTGGAAGAGTAATTATATTTATGAGCCTTTAGAGTTCTAAGCCCACAGGAAAGTCCAATGGTATTAAGTCAAGGGGATAATACGAGAAAATTTTGAGGAAAAGTAAAGCAAAACGGATGTTTAGA